CATATATAAAACATAAAGATATGTTATGACTCATATATGAATCAAAATTAGGAGATATTATGAAAATTAATAAAAGAATTGATAAATATTTAAATGTTGAAAGATATAAAGTTGGTGATAATATATTTATTACATCTAAAATACATGGTTTAAAATCTAATCATAAAGGTGTTATTACTAAAATAGATGGTGAATATCATCTTGTATTACCAAAAGGACGTAAAAAAGGTGAAGAAGTTGAATTATATAGACATGAAATGAAAAAAGCATAATATTTAATCAAAAAAATAAATTCAAATTAGACTTGTTGACAGAATTCAACAAGTCTTTTTTATTCATAGGATCTAATAATATCTCAATCTTGGCTGTGAAATATTTTTTAATCATCTTATCATAATCTATCTGAACAATTTCATTAAATTCTTTTGGCCATCTTAAAAAAGAAACACTTTCAAAACCAAATGCATTTTTCTTTACATAAATTATTTTAGCTTTACTCTTATTATGTATATCCTCATATTTATCAACTATATCCAGATGCTTAAGCATTTCTCTGTAATTATAAACACCTTTAACATGCCAAGGTGTACCCTTTCTAGGACCAGTAGGTGATATATATTTATTGATATTATTAACACTTGTATTGACAGATATTTCTTCTGGATATACCTCTTTTAATTCTTTCTTATATCTTTCTATAATATTTATTAATTCATCATCAGATGTATCTTTTAAAATAAGATTCATTATATTTTTAAGTCTTGGTCTTACTGCTTCTGGTGTCTCTGATCTAATAATTTCAAGTCCTGTTGTTTTGAGTTTATCTACCGGCGCCCCTTCTTCATCAACACACCAAAATGAATATTTCTTCTTTTTAACAAATAATGTTGACTTAGCTACAATTTCTTGCTTAAATGTAATTCTAAAATCAGTTACATTAGAGTTATAGCATTTTCTTTGTATTTCTCTATAAGATCTTGAATCAACATTATCTTCTATTACAGAAGATATTTTTCTAATATAATCAATAATTTTTTCTTCATCTAAAGATCTCCATTTGTCTCCTATATGCTTATCAAGAAACGATCCGAGATTAATAAAAAGTGAATCAGTGTCAACTCCGTCAAATGTAGAGGATGTAATCTTGTACATCCCCTACACTCTTATTACCTCTTGTCATATTATTTATCCTTTTATAATTTAAATTCTTTTTTAATAGTTTTTAACCATTCTATATCTGTTAAAGTTTCGATATCAGTTATTCTTTATCTTTATATATTATATCATGTTTCTCAAAAATACTAATCAATTCTCTTTTAACACTTTCTTTAAATACCTCCTGTATATGCATTTCAAAAAAATACCAAACATCATTTATTAATTGTTTATTTTTCAAATTATAACTCTCCTTTAATTTTATTAATTATATCAATTAGTTCTTGACTTGGTTCATTAAGCAATTCATTTACAAATCGTTCACCATTTTTAATGGTCTGACGACCACATGATGTAATGGCTTCTGCAATATTTATGTTAAAATATCTACTATAAGGTACTGACATTATACCAAAAAATCCATTTAATACTAATTTCAAAGCTAATTGTAATGAATGATATTGATTAATTTTCTCCTTAGTATTTTTTAAATCATCATTTCTCAAAACAGATAATGATTTTTTCATCTTAATCATTTTCTTTTTAACTTTAATTCTTTTCTTAAATACTGTTTTTTCAACATCAGCTACTACTCCCATTTTACTATTTGAAAAAACAGATCCACATGGGGCAACTGATAACAAACGGTTTTTAATAGCTTTATTGAATATTTCAAGACTTTTATTTTTAAAGTCTATTATTTTAGAGCCTTTCATTAAGTTAAAAGATGGGTAACATTTTGTTTTAGTAAAAGTCATAATTTCATTTTCTGTAAATCCTAACACCCTACCATAATATGTTTCAGGTGACATATTTAATGTTATTATAGCTGTAGGATAAGACGATGCTATATCAAGATCAACAACCCACATATGTTTACCCTTCTGTGGTTCTTTAACATATGCCGCCTCAAATCCTTCTTGAACACCGCCAGTAAAATGAGGAGCACATAACCCTCTCCTTCTATAATATGTGAGCATTAACCCTTCTATTAACTGTGTTAATGTTCTATAATTCTTCATAGGTGATTTACATAATAAAGATAGGGTCTGAACAAGATTAATATACTTTAATTTATCATCTATTTGATGTACTCTATAAGCATCTATAATATTATAATCAACATATTTTTCCCAATTGTTATTATAAAGACCTCTTAAATCTTCATATTCAGAGTAATCAAGTTTACCAACACCGAGTTCAAAATTTGAAACAAAATCAAGACTATATCTTTCAAGTCTATTAGGTGAATACCATTTATATAAATCAATATAATCAAGTATAGATACACCAGCTATATCAACATTCATGTCTTTACCATCTTTTGACATCCATGTTTTTACAATACTTATAGGTGATAATTTTTTATATATTGCAGTATCATTACCAAATAAGTTTTTTGACCTATTGATAATATATGGTATATCAAATCCATTTATATACCAGCCACTTATAGTATCACATGGACTTTTTGACATAAAATTAAAAAATGACATTAACAACATTTTATCATTTTTACATTCTATATAATTAATAAAATCAACATTTTTATATTTACCGTTATATGGTTTAGTACCAAATGTGGTGGTTATACCCGTTATATTATTATGGACAGATATAAGTGTTATAGGGTCATCAGCATTATTTATATCTGGAAATTTACCACTATCACTATGAGTTTCAATATCAATAACATAATTTTTAAGTTTTGGCACATCCATCAATTCATCGTCTATACCATAATACCTTTCAGCTAAAAATTGTATCTCAGGACGTACTCTATCTTCATATAAATCTTTTTGATCTTTACATGCACTATAGTAATCAGAATATGATTTAAATTCTATTTTCTTAGCATTAAATCCATCTGTTGTTTTAAAGTCACCATCTTTTTTTCTTTTAAAAGCATACGGTACATATGGTATGTTAGTATAAAGATTTTCACCTTTTAATTGTTCCCACAAATGTATTGTATTAGTATTTATTGAATAATAAACATTCTTAAACATATTTATCCTTTACCAATTCTCAGAACATGACAAATCTAATATCTCATTAAGAAATTCTACTTCCTTTATAACACCTAATGATGTAGGTGTAAACGAATATTTTATAGCACCACCTATAGCACCAAAATAATATTTATCTCTTTTTTCATTAACATCTATTATCCATTTATCAATTTTTATTATTTCATCTGCTGTGAATTCAAATTTCATTATATCATCTATACCACATTTATTTTATTCCACAATATCTAACTATATAAAAAATTTCATCACAAATACGATTTTCACTAATAGTATATAAATAAATTTTACTATAATTTTCTTTCATAATATATTCTATAATATCAGTTGTTTTGGTAGATTTTATTGATATAATTTTATATATTGTATCACCATCTTTAAATATAGGTTTATCAACAATATCTATTTTTTTCAAAAAAATGAGCATATAAATCTTGAAGAATGCTTTTTAAATAAATTAAATCTTGAGGTTGATTTTTATTAGACATTTCTATATTCATTATTTCTTGATTTTTATTAAACATTTCTATATTCATTATACCACCTATACCACATTAAACATAATATTATTAGATTCCCATAAATCTTTTATAAATGTTTTTTCTTTATCTGATTGAAGTGAATTAACAATTCTCTTATCCTTATTAGTATCAATCATTAAGAAGATTGTAAAGTCAAAAGATTTACTATATATCATACATTGGCCTATACCTTCTCTTATTGATGATCCATTATCACCTTTTTTTATTTCTATAGCAATATTAAGATCTTTAAATTCTACTATCATATCTGGTCTATGAAATACATTAAAAAACAATAAGTTATGTACTGTTGATTTTTTATCACCTTCCCATATTAAAGACTTTTGTGCTTTATTTTTTGCTGTACTTTCTTTAATACCATCAAATTCTATAAACATGTTTTCTATTTTTCTAAGCAAATGTGGATAAATAAATTGTTTAATCCTTGATTCGTCTTGTTTTATATAGTCTATTGTACCATAAATATCGGGATGTTTCAAAACATGTATAATATCATTTAATATCTTAACTCTTTTCTTCGATTTATTTAACATAATACCTCTCACCAATTATCTACCAACATCTTTTAAATATATTTCCTTTGCTTTATCCCATGATATGCCAATCATATCATCATAAAACAAAATATCTTTGTTCTGTCTATTAGTTTTAATAACATTTTCTATTCTTTTTTTAGCATATCGTTCTTTCCACAATTCTGTTAATGATTCAACAGAGTTATCAAATTTTCTTTCACCCGGATTATCAACTTTTTTACTTAAAAATTTATTAGTATCATTAAATAATCCACAAAAATAAACCCCTCTTGAAAAATTATTAATAGGTGGTTTAACTTTCAATTGCTTATAAACAAATTGTAATAATCTTGTTTTAGGATGACTTTTAGTTTGTAATTCTTTAACTTGTTTTAAATAATTTTTGTTTATCCATTTTCTAATTTCTTTATATACATTATCTGATGGTTCTAATGGAATTTTACCTTCTGTTGATTTGCATTTTCTCCAATATTTTAATCTGTTATATTGAGATAGACCACCGTAAATACTTGTTGTACTTATACTTACAAGTTTATCACCATATCGTTTATCCCATGCATTTTCAACAACATTAGATGCTGTTAATAATGCTATTAATTTACCACCGACATAATTATATCCTAATGGTTGTGTTGGTACTATAGATGAACCCATTGCAGTATGCTTTAACATTTTTTCTTCAAGTCTTTGCTTTATAGTCCAACCAATATAGTTATCTCTGCCACCTAAAGAA